GACGGAGCGAGATGCCCGCAATGCCGCCATGTCAGGGTACTCGATTGCGAGTGGCCGGAACCCGACACTGACGGCGCGCAGGTCTCCACCTTCGACCAGTGACCGAGCAAGCGCGCCGTATTCGCTTTCGTTGAAGCGGATGTCAGCCAGCCAGCCCGCGTCGCTGCGGCTGATCGACACGCATCGGCCCACAATGGCCTCGATGCTCGTGTATTGGTGGCTATCAAGCACGACCGGATTGGTCAGGTATTGCGTGAAGTCCCATCCTTCGAGCGTGACGACCTCGCCCTGACGGTCCAGCCGGTCGTTCGTGAACAGGAACGTGTAGATCGGCACGCCGTCCGCGCCGACCTGCTTGGCCTGGTACGTTGCGTCGGTGTAGGTCTTGTCGTTCATCGCGTCCTCAGTCGGTTTCGAAAGTCAGGGTACACCGGCAGTTGACCACTTCCTTCGCCGATGGCAGGTCGTGCGGTGCCATGCCGGTCACGTCGCCGACGTGGAACGGCTGATCGAGCGGGATGTTGCGGTTGCGAGGATCGCGATGCGCCGCGACATGGCTCTCGCGGGTCCGCGCGTCCAGTGCCGCAAGCCAGTTCTTGCCGGTGACGACGCCGGACTGTTGCGCGCCTTCGAGTGCGCCGGAGTTGTACGCGCCCACGACCTCGGTGCGCGCGATGGCGATGGTTCGCCATGTGGCTGCGTCCGTGAAGATGGTTGCGACCCGCGCCGATAGTTCGGGAATGCCCTCGCCCGCGTTGATCCCGGCGACCAGCGTCTGTTGCAGGGCCGCGTACGTCGTCTCGTTGACGGATCGCGCAAACCGTTGCGCCCGGCCCTCGATCATCGCCACCGCCTGCGGCGAGTTCAGGTCGAACCGCGCAAGGATGCCGAGGTCGGTCAGGGTCGCGTCGCCAGCGTCACCGACCGTTGCGGTGATCAGCGGCTGGCCGAGCGCGCGCAGTCGCCGGTTCCACTCCGCGAGGCTGATCGGCTCCTCGGCTGCGTCGCCCGGTGCCTTTGCCGCCTTGGACCGCAGTCGCGATAATGCGCTGGCCTGCTGGCGCCGGAAGTACTCGCGCATCACGCGCTCGAACGCCGGTTCGTGCTTGTCGGTCTCGGTCGTGAACGCCTTCCATGCAGCCATGTGGCCCGCGCTGTCGTATTCGTGATACGCCTTGCCGGACGCAATGACGGCCGGTGACGGAAGCGCAAGCACCGGCCATGTAATGGATTGCAGCGCCTTGACGGGTGGCGGTGTCGTCGATACCTCGGTCGATGGCAACGCCGTCGGTGGCGGTGCCTTGGCAAGACCCGCCATCGTCTCCTCGGTAACCGGACTAAAGACGGTCGTGTTCAACCATGCCGCATCGCCCCATGCGTAGCCGGTCTTGCCCGGCGGCAGGAACCGTGGTGCCAATTCCTGCAACGCGCGGTTCAACGGTACGCCGACGCCGACAAGTTTGACCACCTGGTCGATGACCTCGGCGCGATCTTCCTGCAATGTCTCGATGTCCGACGAGTCGAACTCGACTTCGTCGGCCTCGGTGCCGAACAGCGGGACCAACTGTTCGGTGATCTCATCGGCCAGGAACCGCGCCTCGGGTAGCAGCGTGTCCGTCCACAACGCTTTAGCAGCCTGCTCGTAGTTCGAGTAGGTCGAATGTGTCTGGTCGCCGATCAGTTGCGGCGCGACGCCGTATACCGTGCACACCTCGCGGACCCCGTACGACATCAGGGACAGGAACTCGGCGTCCTTCGGTGTCAGGTTCATCGGCGTGAACGAAATCGGCTGCGTCAGGACCGCCGTTCGGTGCGCCTTGTCTGCGCCCTTGAACCGGCGCTCCAGCATCTGGCTGAGTTGTTCGGCCTGCTCGCGGGTGAGGCTTGACGTCTTGTCGGCGGGACCGATGACGCCCGACAGCATCATGCCGCTGTCGAAGATCTGCCGGTTCGAGCGCATCGCGCCCGCAGCCGTGTCGATTGCCAGACGCGCGGATGCAATCGGTGACAACCCGGAGAACTCGTCGGCCGGGTTGTCGTACTTCAGCCAGATGACGTCGGCAGGGTCGAACGCAATTGCCTTGCCCTGATCCTCGTACAGATAGCCTTTGATGTACCGCACCGGGTCCGGCACGACCGTCATCTTGGACGGGTTCGCCCACCAGATCTCCCGTGGTGCGGATTGCGCCGAAGTGCGCCCCTCGACGCCGTTCTCCAGAACCCAGAACGCCTGCCCGTAGGTGCAGAGGCTCATCTCGGTCATGCGGATCAACCGGCGGAATGTCCAATAGCCGTTGACCGAGCGCATCAGGTCGTACAACCGCCCCGATGTCACCTCGACGCGTTCGCCGTTCGTGGCGCGCTTGTAGATCTTGAGGTTCAGTTTCGCCAGGTTCTTCGCCCGGATGTTGGAACAGGCGAAGACGGCAGCGTTCGTCGCCGGGTAATCGCCGTACGCGGCTGGCGCGTATCGCTCCTGATCGTGCCCGTAGGTCGTCTCGAAAGTGTCGACGGTTGCAGGACCCAGACGGAATGCCTTCGCGATGCGGTCGCGCCACCTCATACCATCACCCACTCGCCACCGCCGAGCATGAGATCGGTTAGCGCCCACACCAGCGCGTCCAGCCGGTCAGGGGATTTCGCAGCGTCAGCGGTGTACGTCGCCATTTGGTCCTCGAGGTCAGGGTACACGCCGACGTGATGCACGCGCCCCTGTTCGTACAACGCCGCCACCGGCTCGGCCCGTGCCAGTTTACCTCGGCTGGCCCTGACACTACGATACGCGATATTCGCGTCGACCGTGCGCATGACGGTCTCGACAAGGTCGCCACCGTTGTTCGCCTCGGCCACCAGCCTATCGGCTCCTAAGTCACGATACCGGCGGACCGCCTCTCGCGCCCACGCATCGGGTGACGCGCGCAGCGTGTAATCCCCGATCACGTACGCGTGTCCGTCCTCGCCGAGACCGCAGGCGACGATCCCCGTCATGTCGGCATCCTCGCCGGACGTGACGGCCGGGTCGACGGCAACCACGACCCGCCGGAACGTTGGAGCGTGACGCACGCGGTGATCGTCAATCATCGCCCGCGTCCACAGTGCGCCTGGTGTGTCCTCAAGGAGTTCGGCGTACAGTTCTTGACGTCCGAGTCTGGTGCCCTCGTATTGCCGTCGGATTTGCGCTAGGAACGCTTGCGGCAGGTTGGACGCATTGTCGAACGTCGAACCCGTGGTGACGACGGTGCCGGGTGCGGCGATCAGGTCACGCAGAATGCGCGTCGGCTTCGGCGTCGTCGTCACGACGGCACGCGGGTCGGTGCCGAGACGCAGTCCGAGTTGCAGCATGTCCCACGCCTCCGGGTAGCGCCACGCCGCAAGTTCGTCACACCATGCGGCGTCGTGTTGCGGACCCCGGAGGCGGTCCGGCTCGTCGGCCGAGTAGGTGGTCGCCATCGCGCCGTTCGGCCACTTCAGGCGACGCTTCGACGGCTCGTACTCGGGTCGGTTGCCTGGCGGTGCGACGGCAAGGATGCCCGACTCGCCCTCGACCATGACGTCACGCGCATCGGCTGCGGTTGCGCCGACGATGGCGACGCGCTGGCGTCCGTGCTGTTCGACCTGCGCGCGGACCCACTCCGCGCCGGTGCGCGTCTTGCCGAAGCCTCGGCCCGCAAGCACCAGCCACGTCCGCCAATCGGTGAGGGGTGGCTGTTGGTTCGGACGTCCGACAATGCGCCATTCCCGGCGCATTGCTTCGAGGTCCGCGTCAGTTCGCGTCGCCTGTTGCAACACCTGGCGTTGCAGGTGGCGTGGCAACCGTGCCAGCCTCTGCAACGGCGAGAGCGTCAAGGAATCGGTCAACGTCAAGGCGGATTGGCCCTCCACCGGGTCCGCTTAGTTCGACCTCGGTCTTGTCGGTGTAGCCACGTCGCTTGCCCATCTTGCCGAGGAACCAACGCACCTGCTCGGGATGTCCATCCGCAATCAGTTTGGCGTTGGCGCGTTCGGCCACGTCAAGCACGCGCTCGCGTTCATCGTCAATGATCTGCTGGAGCGCCGGGTACCGCGTGATGTACCGGCGCACTGACATCGGGGCACAACCGAGGTGCACTGCGGTGTCGCTGATGAAACCGCCATGCGCACGCAAGGCGTCCGCAACCTGCGTCATGGTGTATCGCTGTTCAGCCATCATGCCTCACGTGGATCATCACATAAGCACGGACGATCACGTCAACGGTACCACGCTCACCTCGACGCGCGGTGACCGCTTGTCGTCGTACCGGTTCGCCTCGATGCGGCAGACCTGCTCATCGTCCCTGTAGGCAATCCCGTTGAGCGCGTCAAGGGTCGCCTTGAGGATGTTGTCCAAGTCGCCCCGACGCCTCGGCCGGTACACATCGAGGAACACCGCCACGGGTCCGAGGATCGGCGTGACGCCCTGCACCATCGCGATCATCCGCACCGCATGCCGGAATGCCAGCGCCTCCGGCGTCAGTGCCAGATGGCCCCGCGCCCGACGGTACATGTGGTTGACGGTCGGTGGGTACGGCAACACGAGCGTGATCATGCGCGTGCCATCGCGTCCGGCATCGTGCGCCGGACGACGACGCTGGCGAGCACGGCGACTTCATCC